AGATTCGTCAAAGGTATAAAGGTATATACTTCCTTCATATCAATAGAAAAGGTTGAAAAGATGGCTACTAATCTAAAGCAGTTCAAAAACGAAGACGCTATAAACGTAAGGGCTGAGTATATTAACGAAAACTTCTATGAAGGAGAGTTTACAGTAGAGGGGGTAGACGGTATGCCCGCATTAGTAACCGCCGTTAATGATACTCATGTGTTTGTAAGAGGCTTTGACAAGTACACCGGATACTTAACAGAAGGTTATAAGATAGCAATAGAAGACGTTAATAGCGCTATGCTATACAAGGGGGTTAAACTATGACCCATTACAAAATAATGACAGACGAAGAGTATAACAAGCTAGGCGGGTACAGGAGTACCGGCGTAAAGCAGATCCTAAAATATGGTATGTTCGATTACCTACAGCCGGAAGGCGTAAAGCGCGGAGGCCCGTCGCTCGACTTTGGGATCTATTATCACCGGTTAGTATTGGAGCCGGAAGAGGTTAAGAAAAACTACGCGCTACCGTTCGAGCTAGAATATCCTGAGTACGCAAACCTAAGCAAGAATACGAACAAATACCGAGACGCAGTGCGAGAGTACAGGCTAGAAAACTTCGACGTAGATATTTTGAGCCTAGAGGATTTCACATACGCCAATAAAATGCGCGACGTTGTTATGAAGCGATACGGCAAGATCATAGAGCGGGCAAAGCGCGAGGTAGTCTTTACCTACGTAGACGAAAACGGCATACGCAGAAGTTGCAAGGTGGATATATTCGACGAGCTTACCGGTAACTTTTTCGATCTTAAATCGACAGCCGAAGAGGTAAGCCCTAATAACATGAGGGCCGTTAGCAGTAAGTACGGATACGACATTAGCGCGGCATGGTACTACGACGCTATCAAGGGAGCGGGCGGAGATCCTAGGGGCTTCGGCCTTCTGTTCAGTTCGAAGGCAGATTACAGGGCGCTACTGTACCGTCCTACAAACTTCTTTATAGAGATCGGTCGGGCAAAGTATGGCAAGGCATACGAGAAGATTCTACGTTATGAAAAAGAGGGGAAGGTAGACGACGCTTTTATAGAGCTAGAAGCACCGTACCACGAGCTTAAAGCGCACGGGTACGCAGAATAAGGGGTGTGCACTAGACGCATTGAACGAAATTAGACTTATTACTAACGGTTTTCAGGATAAATAGACGGTAACATATTATATTATAATATAAGGTGTTTGTAAGTTTACTGGGTATATACTTCAATGTATCTAAACGAAAAGGTTATCAAATGACACTAGGCACGATGAACAAAAGTTACGGCGCTGAAATGGCTTTACTCGAAAAGCTATCGAGGCTATACGCTTATGACTATTGCAGTCTAAAAGAGGGCGAAAGGATCTTCGCGGATCATTACGAGCCGCTAAAGCTTATTTCTGACAGAGTAAATACTATCTTCGATATGTTAACGTCAAACGGGGCTACAACCGACAAGGCTATAAAGTTTTTGAGCAAGTACCCTACAGCGTTCGGCATTATCTCACCGTTGGTAATCAAAAAAGAGTTTGATGAGGTGGCAAGATGAAACGCGGTTCACAACTACAAGCCATATTGGGCGTTATGCTTCGTAAAAATCCGAAGCTAACAAACGGGCAGTGCGGCGCGATTATTCGCAATATCAAAGAGGCGCAAAAAGCGCTTATTACGGAGGCTTAAAATGAGTTATGACAAGTTGCAATTAACACCGGAAGAGAGAAGCGTAATACGCACGCAATTTTTCCCTCAGAGCGCAAGCGACGCCGATATTATGTTTTGTATGTCGGTCGCAAATACATTCGAGCTTAACCCGCTTTTAAACCAGATCTATTTCGTAGAGCGCAACCAGAACGAAGGCGGATCGTGGGTTACAAAAATAGCGCCGATGGTAGGGCGCGACGGCTTCTTAACTATCGCGCACAAATCCGGAAAGTTTGCAGGGATCGAGAGCTATACGGAGATCAAGGAAACCCCGCGCCTAAAAAATGGCGTTTGGGTGCTAGAGAGCGATCTAGTAGCAACCTGCAAGGTTTACCGGACCGACACGGAAAAGCCGTTTTCTGTAGAAGTCAGCTACAGCGAATACGCGCAGAAGAACAAAAAGGGAGAAGTAACGAAGTTTTGGAGAGAGAAGCCCGAAACGATGTTAAAGAAGGTGGCAGAGAGTCAGGCCCTACGAAAGGCCTTTAATATTTCAGGACTCTATGCGGAAGAGGAAATAGCAGAGGCCGAGATAGTTCCGGCAGAAGCGAAACAAGAAGCGAAACAAGAAGCGAAACAAGAAGCCATCAGCGAAGACATAAACCGAGAGCTAACAGAAGGTATCAAAGACCGAGAGATAAACATAGCAGACGGCGAAGTAATCGAGCATGAAAGCATAGAAGCTTCAACCGGTCCGGATGGGCAAAATACACTATTTGAAATTGACGTATAAGGGGTACATGATGCAAAAGGATCTATTGGTAACGGTAACGCCTGCTGTAGTAAAGGCGAACTTCGAAGATATCAAGAACTATCTTACTATCGAGGTCGAAAAGTATGACGTAGTAGTAACGGCTGACACGGTAAAGGATGCCAAAAAATTGGCAACAGAGCTAAACGCTGTTACAAAGCAGATCAACGAAGTAAAAAAGGCCCACCTGCCTGAGCTTGAAGCACCGGCAAAAGCATTTAAAGAGCAGATCGCAGAACTAAACGGGATCGTGCAGGGCGGGCGCGGCAAGATCCTATCTCAGGTACAGCGTTTCGAAGAGAAGACGCTAGAGGACATAACCGATTTGGTTCGAGATCTTCTTTTAGAAGAGTACGAGATCAACGGGCTAGAAAACGAGTACCGTAATGTAACATATACTGATTTAGTGCTATTGGGCAGTATGACAGCTACCGGCAAGCTTACCGGCAAGGTAAAGGGCGAAATCAGATCCCGCGTTATGGCGGCTAAGTATCTACAGGACGCAGTAGAAAAACGCCTACTTCAACTAGAGAATGAATGTTACAAAGCAGGCCTACGCGTGCCGATCAGTGCGGAGTATATTAAGGACTTCTTGAAATCGCCGGAAATAGAGTACAGAAACCGCCTAGAAAACCTAATCCGTATCGAGTTGGACCGGCAGGCGGAAGCGGACAAAAAAGCACAGGCAAAGCACGACGAAGAGTTACAGCACGAACGCGAGAAGAGAGAGCAGGCGGAGAGACAGGCGGAAGAGCTTAGAGAACAGCCGTTAAAGCTATCAGGAGAGCAAAGGGTAATCCCGATAGAGAAAGAGCCGCAGAAGCCAAGTATCGAAGCCGTAGAGGGCAAAAAGGTTGTAGGTATCTCTATCCAGTTTGACGTGCTTGTAAGAGAGGGTGCGCAAAAAGAGAAGGTAGCCCTTAAAATGCGCGAGTTGCTAGAGGCGGCAGGCATTACAAATCTAAACAAGATAGAGGTGATCGAGTATGAATAAAGAGGTAAAGAAGGCGGGTAGTCACAAAATCCGCCCTTCCGTAGTAGAAGAGGCTAAGAAGCACGTAAAGAACGACGAAGAGGTAGGGAGCTTTAACGACCTGCTAGAGATCCTACTGATCGAGTACAACAAGAAGCGCCGCAAAGTTCCGGTAGAGAACGAGAAGCAGGGAAGACTAGAGGTGTAATATAACATATTATATTATTTAAGCTTCGTCTTATGTTGTTAGGTATATACTTCCTTCATATCAATAGAAAAGGTTGGCAATATGAAAGCAGTAACAACGGCAGGCGGAGTATACGAAAATATCGAGTTTTACGGTTTAGCGGGAGCTAGGGTTATGGACCCGAAAAAAGACTGTATTAAAGGGCGTGTAGCATACTTCAAAGTGAGAAACAAGGCAAAGTATTACTACGAAAAAAATAGTATTGTGGACGTAGAGAGAAAAGTAAGAGTAAAGGACGGTAGGGCATACGTTAAAATAGAAGGCATAACGCTAGATATTACCCCATCTCTTCGCGGACTAGAGTTTACAGACGCAGTTCTAAATTACGTATAGGGGTTGCTTTGAGAGACTACAACGAAGCGCTATTTAAAATTTTCTTCGCGGGTGTTATACTCGCATTTCTGATTACAGTAATTCAATAGAAAGGGGGATGAAGTGGAAGACGCAAGCGGGCTTAGATCTAGCGACCGGCTAGAGGACTACACGCGAAAGCATAACGGGCGCTTACCGGAAGGCAAGCTAAACGATCACGACGACGAAGTAGACGAAGTGATAGCAAAGCATAACGAACTTATGAATCAACGAAAACAACAAAACGAAAAGGGGAAAAAGTGAAAGAAAATAGCAAAGAGATTGTTAACCCGATCAAAGGGCAAAAAGGCAAGCCGGAAGAGGCCAAAACAAAACGCTTAATAGGTGATCTAGTAGACGACGGAAAAGGCGGCTATAACTTCGAGGTATCGGCTGAGAATATCAGTACAAAAGATATGTTTATGATCGTAACCGGCTTAGCGCAATTCCTAGCCGATACGTCTGGTAATCATGTAGGAATCGTGCTTAACGATATCGCGTCGCATTTGGCAAAAAATCTAGTGGCTAAGGAGGCGGCAAACAATGAGTGATAAAACATTAAATCTTAAAGCAGAGTACAAAACAGAAAACGGCAGTGTAGCCGTAATTTCCTACGAAGATGAATTTACAGGCCTATATAAAGGTGTCTTATACGGAAAGACAAAGATTATATTAAATGCCGCATGGAAAAAAGACGGAACTTTTCACGACGAAGTTTACGGAACTGTAAACAAGGGGCTAAATATCGAAGATTTTAACGCCGAAGAGGATCACACAATAGATGGCGAGTTATGCGTAATTGAAAACACGCTAACCGGCCTTAATGCCTATTGTGTCGAGTTCAACAAAGAGGTAGTATCAAAGGGTTTTTGGGAGTCATACAACGACGCTTTATCCCTTGCAGGTTGTAGCGCAAGCCCTGAGCTATCTAACGCTATCAGAGACGCATTTATATCGCAGAAGATCGCACTTATTCAGAGCGAACTAGGCGAGGCGTTGGAGGCTATGCGTCATAACAAATACGGCCTAGAAGAAAAAGACACCTTCGAGGACGAGTTAGCCGACTCTCTTTTTCGGATCTTCGACCTTTGCGGTATGTTTGGAATTGATATCGAAAAGCAGTTGAATTGGAAACGAAACCACAACAAAAGCCGAGAGAAGATGCACGGGAAAGGGTTTTAAATGCACGAAAAAAAGAAAGGCACTAAATGTTTAACAAAGTAGTCCTAGTCGGCAACCTAACCCGCGATATCGAGCTACGATACACTACGGCAGGCATGGCGGTAGCGAAGACGGCTATAGCGACGTCGCGCAAGTTCACTTCAAACGGAGAGAAGAAAGAAGAGGTTATGTTTATCGACATTACCTTTTTCGGAAGATCCGCAGAGGTGGCAAACCAGTACCTACACAAGGGGTCAAAGATCCTAGTAGAAGGCCGCATACAGTTCGACCAGTGGGTAGACCAGAACGGCGGCAAGCGATCAAAGCACAGCGTAGCGGTAGAAACTATGCAGATGCTAGACACGCGCAACACGGAAGGCGGAAGCGGGCATAGCGATTACAGCGCACCTCAACCGCAACAACAAACGGCAAACGAAACGCGTAGAGAGAGCTATAACGAAAGGGATTACGGCGGACAACCGGCAGACCTTCCGGCAATAGATATCGACGAGGACGAAATACCGTTTTAGAAATCAAAGAAAAGGTTAATCTATGTCATTCAGAACTATAAAGCGAAAGCTTCTTTGCTTCGATTGTAAAGTGTCTTATTTATTGTGCGCTCTATTTGTCGTAGAGGGTATAATGGCTTACCAGTTGGTAACTCTTTTTATAGGGGGGTAGTTTTGAATAGAGTACGGTTAATCTGCAACGGGTGCGGCGTTAGTTTCGTCCACTACCCGACCGGTAATAAAAACGCGTTATGCAGACTATGCGGCGAAAAACTGCGAAAAGTCTATATAATACGTTTTTATCGAAAAGGGTATTAATGGCACTAAACGCAATACAGAAAGAGACTATTAGAACATTAGTAAAGACGAACTACTACGACGCAAAGACTAACCCTAACGGGCTTAGTAACAGGGCTATAGCAAAAGAGGCAAACTGTAGCGAGAGTGCAGTACGCGGCCTAATCAAGCGCGAGGGCCTTGACAGCCAAAAAAACGCAATAAACGCACTCGCAAAAGCCGAAGCGCATACTATATTAATGCAAGATGATATAAAGACGCAGAAAAACGCACTTTCGGACATGGAAAAAAACGCATATTACGACCTGCTCGATACCGAAATGAAAACGCAATCAATAAGCGTAAACTTCCAAGATCAGATAATACACCGGCAGGAGCTAGACAAAGACATAATCGAAACCCTTAAAGCTATGATGGTTAGAGAAATTCAAGAGGCTGAGACGCTCGAAGATGTTCTTAAAATCAAACTTCGCTATCGTGAGCTTATGGGCGCCATTGTTGACTACGACGAGATCAAGAAGGCGGCAGAGGCTAACGACAAAATGGCCATAACCAAAAAAGAAGCACCTAGGCACGCGCCGAAGACAGAGCTTAAAAACCAGTTCTTAGCTATCGTTGATACCGAAGAGGGTACGAAGGGTAAATTTTAAATGAGTGCTTTGCCAAGCTTCAACCTTGCAGAGTTTAGGCAGTACGTAAGGACCTACAGCCCCGTCTATATCCCCATGTTTAACGATGAAAGCCGATACCAAGTTATTTGGGGCGGCGCGGGTAGTGGTAAGTCTCACATTGTAGCGCGTAAGATCCTCTACAGGGTTCTGCACGAGAGGATCATAAAACATAACTTTTTAGTAGTCCGTAAAGTAGACAGGACTATAAAGCGGTCCGTTTTTACTCTCTTCTGTAACTTGATCCAGAAGTGGGGGCTATGGTCAGACTTTGACATAAACAAGACCGACAAGACGATTATATACAAGCCTACCGGATCGCAGATCATGTTTACCGGCCTAGACGATGTAGAAAAGCTAAAGTCGATAGAGGGCGTAACGGGCATTTGGATCGAAGAGGCTACAGAACTACAACAAGAGGATATAGAACAACTGGACCTACGTTTACGCGGTGAAACCGGCACGTATAAACAGATCATTTTAACCTTTAACCCTATCAGTGCGCAACACTGGATAAAGAGGCACTTTTTCGACAGCGGGTTAGAAGGTGTATTCGCGTTAAAGACGACCTACCTAGATAACCAGTTTATCGACGCCGAGTACAGGGCCGTCCTAGAGAGCAAAAAGAAGACAAACCCGAGATATTACAAGATCTACGCCCTAGGTGAATGGGGAACGGCTGAGGGGCTAGTATTCAACAACGTAAGGGTACAGGCGATAATGCCGGAAGATATCAAGGGGCTAGAGTGCGTACAGGGGTTAGACTTCGGTTATACGAACGATCCTACCGCCTTCGTTCAGAGCTATATCGACTTCAAAAACAAGCGTCTTTACGTCTTTAACGGCTTCTACGAAAAGGGGCTATCTAACAGCAGTATAGCGGACCGCGTAAAGAGGCTTTTTGCACATAAGCACGTAACGACGGCAGACAGTGCAGAGCCTAAAAGTATCGCGTCTATAAAGGCGAAGGGAGTGCCTAGGATAAAACCGGCATTTAAGGGCAAAGACAGCATTAACGCCGGTATTGATTTTCTGCAAGACTTCGAGATAATCGTAAATTCCCACCTAGTAGAGATAGCTACAGAGTTTAATAACTACGCTTGGGCTACTGATCGCAACGGTAGAGCGCTAAATAAGCCTATAGACGACTTTAACCACGCTATAGACGCTATCAGGTACAGCGTAGAGCGTTTCGCGCTTAAAAGGCTAGCAGGCGGCGGAGTTTCTAAACCTTCAGGATTATAAATGCTATAATAGCAACAATTTTAAATAAGGCCGAGTTATGAACGTATCCGAACTTTTTGATTACATGAATACGCCGAAATACAAAAACTACACGCGTAACCGCGAGATCTTCGAAGAGAGAAGCGCGGGTATTTTCAGATCAAGCGTTAAAGCCCGCGTAAAGTTGGAGCTTATGGGGGCGGGCGCTATCGTCCGTAACGATCAGGTGTTCGCAGGGTGGGGCGGATCAAGCGCCGAGTATGCAAACATCGACGATTTGATCGTACCAAACAACCTTCTATCAGCTATCACCTCAACCTATATAAGTTTTGCTACTACCGGCAAGCCTATGTTTGATACTGGTGTGGGCGGCGCTAAAGAGAGCGCCTACCTACTAGGGAAGGTAAAGACGGCTATTAAAGAACAGAGCATAGGCGGCAGTTGCCTATTAAAGGTCGTGGAGCATGAAGGACAGCCTTATATTAATATCTTCAACGCAATAAGCTACTACGCCGTAAAAGACGACAATATACAGGATATTAACAAGGCCTACGTGATCTTTACGAAAGAGTCTTCAAGTGACGGGGTAGACATCTATTTAACGGAACGACACGAAGGCACTACCGTAACCTACAGAAGGGTGAAGAGAAAAAAGGACAGTAGCGCGCAGAACGGCGTAGGGTATACCTACAGCTTTATCGATACAGAGCTAGAAGGGATGACAGTAAAAGAGGATGAAAACGGCTATAAGTACAGCGTAGAGACATTGAAAAAGCCCGCCGTAGCTGAGGTATCAAATGAGACGTTCAGCGGTAGCAGTGACTACACGGACGACAATATAGCACTTATGCGCGAGTTGGTAGTATTGGCTACCATAAACTCGCAGACGTTCGACAAGATCGCAAACCCTCTTATATCAGTACCGGAAGACGCAATAGAGCTTGACGAGAACGGCATAGCAAAGCTAAACCTACAGGATCGCACTATTATCGTCGGTACTAGCCATACAGGAGCGACCGGCAAGGTAGAGCAGATATCCTTAGAGAGCAAAATAGACCAGACGCAGAAGCATAAAGAAAACCTAGAGGGGCAGATCTTTAGCTCTTTGGCGGTAAACACTATCGCCCTAGGCATAGGCGGCGGCAATCTATCAGGTATCGCGCTTCAATTTATGTTGGGTAATGTATCTACGCGGGTTATTGAGAAGCGTAACAGCGTAGCAAAGGCCCTTAAAGAGGTGGCAAACATTACCGCGGTTTTTGACGATCCGATACCGGAAGATCTAAAAGAGAAGGTAGCGACCGTAAAGACTGCGGTAGACGGCGGGTTTATGAGTACAAAAGAAGCCTGCAACCGTATCGGTAATCAGGCGGACTATGCGCAGATCATTAAAGAGAGAGAAGCCGAACTAGGCGGCGGCTATACGGGCTTCGATGATGTTACGGACCCGAACAGTAGCGCAGAGTCAGAAGTAACAGCCGGATAGCCTAGACGATGCCGGTTAATAATTTCGAATACTGGAAACAAGAACACAACCGGTTACACACTAGGATAGACGGCGACCTAAAAGCCTTAGACCGTATATACAAGCAGAAGCTAAAAGACGTAAACGGGCTTCTAAAGGACTTCTACGAGAAGTATGCGGAAGAGAACGAAATAACCCTAGCAGAAGCAAAGCAAACGCTATCCAAAAAAGAGTTTCGAGAGTTCAACAAGAAGGTAAGAGAGTGGATCAAGTCGGGCAAATACGGCGACGATTCTGCGTTTATGGCCTCTCTAAACCGGTTGAAAGGCGCTTCTAAGGTAGACAGGCTACAGCGCCTAAAGACAGAGCTAACGGCGAATATATCGGAGCTTAAAGAGAGATCCAAAAAGATAATAGAAGACAGCCTAACAGCTACGTATAGCGAGACGGAAAAGGCTACAGCAAAGGCACTTAACCAAGAGTTTAAACAGACGAGCGAAGGGAAAATAAGGGCCGTAATAAATTCAGAGTTTCAGGGCCGCCGGTTCAGTTCCCGCGTATGGTCGCACCGGTCGCACTTGTCAAAGAGACTAAATAAGGCCCTAGCCGACAACTTTGCAGAGGGTAAAAACTTTAACGATCTGCGCGTAGAGTTAAAGCGTAGCTTCGGAACGTCGGACGGAGAGGCCCGCAGGCTTCTAGTAACTGAAACGGCCCGCATAAACAGCGTAGCAAAGCAAGACAGCTTTAGAAGTGCAGGCTTTGAGCGCTACCAGTATGTAAGCGTCCTAGACGACAGGACTAGCCCGCAGTGTGTAGCGCATGACGACAAGGTTTATAAGATCGAAGAGCTTACGGTAGGGGTAAACGCCCCGCCTTTGCACGTGTATTGTAGATCTACTATAGTTCCTTATGAGGGAGAGCCGCCGGTAGAGCAGGTAACACCGCCTACAAAAAAAGAGGTCAAGCAAATAAGCGAGACAGCTAAGAAACTGGACCAGTTGCGCAAACAGCAGAGCGACGAGGTGGCGGCCTTCCATAAAGGATTTAGTACCGCGCCGGACTATATTGTAAACCAGTTGCACGCATACGACGACCGGTTTAAAGGGCTTCTAGGACTTAGCAGGCAGGGGGCATACTATAACCGCTTCGGATCGATCAATATGGGCAAGCTAAAGCCTACTGATCCTAACGGCGCAAGAACATGGAGACACGAGTACGGACACTTCTTAGATCACCAACTAGGAGAGGACGGACACGGCGGCGAAATGGTAAGCTATCTAAGTAACTATTTCAGCGGCAGAAGAGTGTTTACAGAAGCTATGAAAAAGGATCAATCGGCGCTTAGCAAGCTATCGGGCCTAGGGCGTGCAAGCAAGGCACAGAAGGCCGTAAAAGATAGTATAGAGAAGCGGCACGCACTTATTGAGAGCCTAACCAAGGCCGACGACTATAAGGCACTGGAAGAGATCGAGAACAGCGCATACAAGAAACTAGGCTTTAGTAAGTACGACTTTGAAGAGTGGTTTACGATGAACGTAGGCGGCAAAGAGCCGTTTAGCAAAGACTACGAGCGAAGAGTACACCTGCTAGAGGCTATCGCTACCGGCGACTCTATGCACTTCTTTAAATACATCATGTATTACGATTACGACTACTTCGATAGAGACAAATACCGGCGCTTTATTAATTCAGAGAAGGCGCACGGTGCGGCGCGAGCGCTTAGCGATATAGTAGGGTGTGCGACAAACAACAAAATAGCGGGTCATAGTAGCCTTTACGCTAGCTACGGGCATAGCACGTCGTATCTAAAGCACGCCGGTAAAAGACAGACCGAGTGCTTTGCTAACATAACGGATCTACTAGGACGCGGCACGGCGGTAGACAGGGCCATATTAAAGGCCTTTACGCCTAATATGCTGAAAACATACGAAGAGGGTTTAAAAAATGCAAACAATTGAAGAGGTCAAGAAGGCCTACTATGACAAATACGGCGTAGAAGTTCCTTACTTCATGGAGCTATCGGAAGAGGACCAGAAGGCGGAATGGTTTATAAAGGCTATCGAAGATGCCATAAAGAGCGGCAAGCGCACTATTGAAATAAAAGGCCGGTATAAACCCGCCTTCGATTACTAATATAATATATTATGTTTATCAATATTCACGATTTGCGCGAGATCCTAGGAGACAAAAAAGGGGAAGACGCCTTTAACTTTATGCGGAGATCTACAGTCAGCGGCGTAAACAGGCGGGCAGAGCATAAGTACAAGCGGGGCGGAAAAACCTTCACGTCGGTAAAGCTTATGCTTCACTATGAGGTAGAAAAGGTGCTAGAGTATTGCACAAATCAGGGCAAAGGCTTAACGCACAGCGAAGACCTAGCAGGGGTGTGCAGGGCCGTAGAACTAAAGAACAGCGCCGAAAATATTAAGAAATA